AACAGTATCCTCGACAAACCATTTTTTCATATTTTGCGGATATGTAGCTACGTTGCCATAGGCAAAATCTGTAGCACTTGGTACGTGATCCTCAAACTCTCTAAAGATCTCAGCCTTTACTAATACCCAGCCCTCTTTAAGCTCTGCATCATGGATCGAGGTAATGATCCGGCCGCTTGGAAATTCTTTACGAAAGCGGATAATAGTGTCATTTGCTAACTCGTAGCCCTCTAAGAAACTCATGCGTTTAGCTCGCTTTCTTTGAGAGCTTTAGCAATAGCGCGGCCACGTACAAAGCCCTCACCATGACCATGCTTAAAGCCGATTGAGTAACCGACCGTCATGAACAAAAAGCCTAAAGCGCATGCGCCTAAGCCTATTAAGATATCTAAACTATTCATAATCTGCCCTTTGTTAAGGCCGATCAAGCTACTAACCGAGTAGCCCTCTCAGCGTTGTAACAAAAGTATGGGGCCAAGCACCGACAAATTGCAATACGACACGCTTAACGAGCTAATCGATCCTCTATCAAGATCTCATAGATACGGTCTACTTGCTTCTCTATACGGTCTACTCGACCTGCAAGGTTATGGCCGCCGTTACCGTCCGGCCTCAACTCTGATAAATAAAACTTAACAAGATGGCGGACGAGCCCAGCCCCTAACCCCAAAACAGTAGTTACCCCCAAGGCAATACCGATTAGGAGCTGAGCTCTTTCCATTACTTAGTTACGCCAAACTGACCTTCGGAGGGTTGTAGCGCTTTTAGTAGTGGCCCGATTAGCCCAGCGATAAACGCATTAGCTAATACTTTTGGATCTGAAATACCGCTCATGTACAGCGCTGCCGCACTAGCGATTGCAGCTCGTCCGTAAGACTTAGCCGCTGCGATTGCTTGCTCTTTCATTGTCTAGCTCCTAAATGCCCCTTAATTGACTTGGTATAACACCGATACGGTCGTAGTACCGCTCGTTACAACACCGTATAAACCCTCATGGTCGCCTACTTGTACTGTTATTTTGTCTTTGTGATCCACTATATAGCCGTTAGCCGTAGTCAAATCTGAGCCGCCGATAAACAGGGCATCATTACTAGCGTGGACTAAAGCTGTCTGATCTGCAATATTAGCCGGCACTAATACCGTAGGCGTGGTTGTTACTGTTATTCGTCTGCTAGTTGGCATCTTTTAATCCTAAACTCTCGATTAAGGTTTTAGCCTTAGTTGCTGATATTTCAACCTCAAAGTGCATATCGTCCGGCCTTGTCTTAAAGTCGCCGCCCCATTTGAGGCCGTACTTTTTAGCAAGGGCTCGGATCATAGGTACTTTCTCGGCTGCAAAAGTATCGTACTTACCTAACGGATGCTTTGTAGCGTTGAGATCGATCGCCGTACCGGATGAGTGACAAGAGAGCTTTGTCGGATTGCCTCTAACCATCCTGTAGGCGTAGCCCCAGTCGTCAAAGGTACCCTCATCTATCGGCTCGATAAGCTCGTGAAATTCCGCAGCAAAGGCGGCCAAGAGAGGCCCAACACTCTCGGCGCACCTTAGCTTACGATCCGTACCCTTTACAGGGTAGGACTTTATTTTTATCTCTGCCGGATCTTTAGAGGCAGGGTAGCCGTTATAACTAGTCTCCATTTAACGGTTTATCTGGACTTGGATTTAAGTATTCTTGATAATCGGCATTAGCAGGATCAAAAGGTATCCAAGCTATACCGCCCTTTTCATCGGTGCGCTCAATTATTTTACTACCTGTTTCCCACGTTATTTCTTTATATGTATATTTCATTTTATAACTCCGCACTTGCTGAATAGGCAAACGAAACCATAGCGGAAGTTAAGGTACCGACTACGGTCACATTTTGGTTTACTTGATTTGTATTTGTCCATAAAACCCCTGAAGCTGCATCAGCACCAGTACCGCCAGCACTATAAACTCTCACAGTAGAAGCAGCAGCGGAAGCATTAACAGGATTGTAAAGCACAATGGTTGGCGTTGCTCGTTTTGTAACTTTATAACTCCAACCAGCATATACGTTATTAGGTACAAATCCACCATTATTTGCAGCGATAAAAATAGTACCTTGGTTAGTTGAGTTGCTTGCTATTGTTTGTCCTTGATCGAAACTTGTCTCATAATAACGCTGACAGGCTACTAATTCTCCTTGCAAAGTTGAGGCGTTACGATTAAAAACAGTAGCAACAGATCCTAGCTCGAGCTGCACTTGGCTTAGATATACACCTTCTCCTATTGTTTCGCCTCCACCGTTACGGTTATAAGAAAAATATATTCCTAACGTGCCTGTACTCGTAATAGTTGCGGCACTTGGCACCGTAAAAGTCATTGTAAAAGTTGTAAAAGTTGAGTTGTTTATTGTGTTGCTCTGTTGTGTAATATTTGTACCTGCCGCTGAAATACCCCCGGCGGTGTTATAACCTGCATTAGATACAATGCGGTTTACGTTACCGATACCTTTTGCTTGAAAAGATAAAGTCATAGTCTTACCTGCGTAGGCTATTGCGTCTATATTTTCCATTGTGTAGGCGATATTCATACGATCACCTGAGACTGGCACTCCTGTGGCAATTACAGATTTAAGCGAGTATTTAGACCCTACAGGTACGTTTACAGTTTCCTGAGTTAAAACTTGTACGGCGCTATTACCGGGAAATAATGCGCGAGCCGACCATCTATCGGCTGTATAAATAAACGTGGCGGCTGTGTCTGTTGTAAAAGTTGTACCGCGTTGCCATATATCAAAGTTACCGTTAATAATTGCATTTTTACCGGCTGCTCCCTGAGCGCCTCCAAAGTTAGCTTGATCGAAAGCAAGAGATACAGCGCCACTAGTGCCGCCACCTGTAAGACCTGTACCAGCTGTTACCGCTGTTATATCTCCTACATCGTTAGTAATCCAAACAAAGTCCATATCAGTATTACTGTTTTTAGCAAGAATTTGCCCGCTAGTGCCGCCTTCAAGATCGACCATAGAGGCATCGATAGCATCACCTAAAGCCTCGATAGCCGTAGCACCATTTTTTACTAAATCTGTGGATGTAGGTACTGGCCATCCAAAATTAGGCGTAGTAGTTGCCATTAGGTTAGTGCTCCGATCGCTTTACTCCAAGGTAGCGTTGCATTTACACCGCTCCATATAACGTTATTAGGTACTACGGTCTCCCACGTAGGGGCTACGAGAGAGAAATCAAGAGGGGATAGATAAAGAGTCAGATCCACATAAGACGGTGTAGAGCTCATAGTTATATTTTCTATAAAGCCGTCAAAATATCCGTCAAACATATTCTCAGGCAGATTAGTAACTACTACAGGCTCACCAAAAAATACAGATATAAGCTCGTCTCGTAGTGCATCCGGCAGCTGTGAGTTATCTAGTCTGTAAGTAATAGCTCCAAATTGATTTTGTGGCGTAGCTCGTAAAGCAAGATCTCGAGTGACAATATCTGTTACATCTGACAAATTCTTAACATTAGAGTCGTACTTATATTGAAAGAGGCCATAGGTAGCGATCGAGTTAGCATCGGTTTCCTCATAAGTAGAGGCGTAGCCTGTGCCATATTTAACTATCTCTGAGTTACGGATCTTGGCGATCTGTAGCTGAGAGCGGATAGTGCTAGGGGTTGCATATAGTCCGCTAAATTCTTTAGAGCCATTAGCCGCTACATATACGCTTCTATGGTCGGCATCGTCATAATTTATTTTGCCCTGTGCCGTCTCGTATACGGTACCGAGAGCGCTGTTAGCGATCAGGTCTACAAGGTTAGAGCTCTTTAGATTTGCAGCTGCTACAGCAATCATTGTGTAAAGGCCTGTATCAATCGTGCCGTAATAGGTCTCGGCATCTGCCCAAGTAACAGTAGGCGGATAGGTTGCCCAAGTTAGGGTAGGAGTTACCTCGGCCCAAGTGCCGTTAAGCGCCTCGCCTAAAATGGCTGCAATTTGCTCACCGTCTAGCTCCTCAGGTAGCGCGGTGTTGTAGTACGCCTTGGCTACCTTAGACAAGCTGCCTACTCCAAGTATTGTTCCTGTAGTTATATATCCGAAATCATCCGGTGATTTAACACCTATAGAGAAATCCGATACCTCGCCTGTAAATACGGTGATGTATGTACCGCCGCTATCTTTTAACTCCATCTGTAAGCGGTCTGTAATATTGATAGTAAAAGGGGAGTTGTCTACGTTAATAATCTCAACCCTAGAATATCCGGCCGTACATTGAGCATCGATATTAAGGCGGCCAATAGAGTAACTAGCAGCGGTGACAGTTGTATAAATATCATCGCCTACAGTTATGCGCCACTCAGGTACCCAAGTCATCGTGCGTAAACTTCTCTCAAAGTGCCGCGCTGTACAGCATCAATAATTATTTGATCTATAAGCTCGGCTGCCGCGTTAGGATCTCCTACAACACCAAAACTAGTATTTACATTTAATGTAATACCTGCCGCTGCCGCTGCCTGAGCTGCATAGCGGTTACCTGACTGTATAGCTGCCGCTGTTGCCACAGGAGTAGCGGAGGAGGTATCTGCTACCTGAGCCAAAAGAGCATCGAGGGCTAATTGATTTGCTGCATTTTCATCGTCTAATAAATCAGCAATAGCGTTAGCTCTAGCGGCTGCCGCTTCGCTGTATTCAACAATGGCATCGACACTAGCACCTGTTAAATCACCTGTAAGCGGAGCTACAAAGTCTCCAATAATTCCTGCAAATCCTGTGCCTGTTTCAGCATCTCCTCGCTTTGGTAGGGGAGCAGCGGCTAACCTATTTGCCTCGGCTAATAAGGCCAGCATCTCTTTAATTGTGGCTAAGGCCTTATCTAGGTTGGATTGATTAACTAAATCCTTAGGCTTTAGACCAGCAAGAATTGACTCAATATCTTTAAGTTGAACATTTTGCCCTGTAAGCGCGCCGAGAATTTGTAAATCTTTATT